TCACGCAATACACGTCTTATATATGGTAGGCAAAAAGCAGTTGTGGGTCGTGGTAGGTTATTCACGTATTACTTAACATAGGCAAAATCCAGTTGTGGGTCTAGGCACAAAGAAGCCACACGTTGCTAGCGTGTGGCTTGAGTTGTTTCCGATGTGGAAATATCAGGATTCTTCGTTGGTCACACGTGCTGTTGCAATGTCGAAGTAGTCCTTGTCTAGTTCGCAGCCTACGAAGCTGAATCCCTCCTGCACAGCGGCTTTGCCTGTTGAACCTGACCCCATGTAAGGGTCTAAGACAACGCCACCTGTGGGGGTGATGAGGCGGCAGAGGTAGGCCATTAGAGCTGTGGGTTTGACCGTGGGATGAGTATTACCCTCGTCGCGATCCTTCTTGGAAGCTTTAGGGCAGTAGAACGCTCGTATGTTACCGAAATCAGATTCGGGAACATCATCCAAGTCATTGATAGTCTTGAAGAAGCGAGCTGCGGAGCCTTGGTCGTTATGCCCTCTCGGTGTGTCGTGTGCCTTATCGCTGCCACCGAATCCCTTCCCGATGCCATCTCCCCGCTTGGATGACTTACTCGGCTTAGTCTCAGGAAACAGCTCCAGCACCTCCTGCGAGCCGTCGTGGATTAGGTTGGCGGGGAAGCGGCCTAGTTCTTTTGCTTTCCTATTGCCCTCCTCTTTGGCCGCAGCAGTCTTGGCTTTTGATGCCTCGTCGTGCCTCCACGGCCTATCCCATCCCTCTTGCTGTGTGCTGTGGCTGCTGCTCGTTTTAGCAACATCTCCACCTGATTCCACCCGACACCCATCAATGTTAATCCCACCAGTCCCCCACTTCAGCACGTTCGCTGCAATGGTCTTCTCCGATAGTGGCTTGCGGCAGAGAGTGAAGAACTCACACGCTGGCTTGAGTGCTGTTCCCCAGCCGTCCCATTGCTTGGCTTCGTCGGTGGCTGGGGCGGTGATTGGTGATGACTGATATGTAACATCGACTTTTGAAGCTGATCCGAAGTGCGGGATGTCTGGAGAAAACATCCCGCACGGTGGTTTCTGTCCCACCACCTCGCGCTCTGCCCCTGCCGCTTTATCAATAGCCTTGCTGATGTTCAGACTCTTCGGAAACCCACTACCATAAATCCAGCTCACTACGTCACGAATCTCAAAACCTGCGTCCTCGATATTGACCACCATTCGATGCTGCGTCCGTGTGCCACAAGCAATCAGCGCATGACCTCCAGGCTTTAGGACTCGCATAGCCTCCTCCCAGACCTCCACGCTCGGCACGTCATAGTCCCACTTCTTAGCCATAAAGCTAATGCCGTAGGGCGGGTCGCTCACAATGGAGTCAACCGAGTTATCTTCTAGTGTTTTCATCTGCTCTAGGCAGTCGCCGTGTAGTAGGTTAATCATAATTTTATTTAAGAATATAGTGAGTCCTCAACGTGCATAATAATATCGCATCTGTCAAGGGAAGACTTCTCGATCTCTGGTTCAATGCCAATGTACGGAGATGGCGATATGGTGTGTATAAGCCGCCCTGAGCCTAGCTTGACACGATCTAGGTAGCCGAACCCCTCAAGCTCCCTCATGGCTGTCTGGACGGCATCAATGGAGTCACGCATCTCACCCGATATGCGCTTACAGGAGAAGTCCCAGTTAGACGGCTTGCTGCGCATGTAGCCAAAGAGTCCCTTAGCCTTCATGGAGATCTCTGAGTCTTGCCAGATGGATTCCTCGGTATCGTCGTCTAGTGACCAAGCTGGATTGTATAACCATTTGCCGTTTAAGATGTTCATTGCGATATAATATCATAAAAGTCAAGGGTTGTCAAGCATACTTGACACGTGGTATACCATTTAGGAATGAGTACAAAGGGATCAGAACCAAGGACATTAAACCGAGACGCTGCGAAGTATCGTAGCAACTTCGACGGCATCAAGAAGGACACCCGCAAGGCATCCAACAAGCGTGATGTCCCTAAGGATGAGCTGCCAGTGGGCGTTCGTTCGCGCACAATTTATGGAGGTAAGAAATAATGGAAGATACCGACGAAGTTCTCGAGAAGATCAAGGCTATCATGGCGGAACACTCCATGAACTACGCATTCTCCATCATTGATGAGGAGGGTGACTTGCGTTATGATTACAGTAACTGGCGTGTGGGGCGTATGCTGTTCACCGACAGTCTTGTGGACATGAACACGGAGATCGCAATGGAAGGCTTTAACTGGGATGAGGACGAAGGGGAGGACTACGAGGACGATGAGTGAGGAACTACAGATAGAGACTAATAACTTCGTGGCGAGGAAGCTCAAGGACGCACAGGCTGCCACCGATCACGGTCGCGCATGGTGTAAGCGTCAGCCCAAGAAGTGGGCGCTAGTGGCTCAACACATCATTCAGAAGCCAGATGAGGTCAGTACGTTCATGCGTAAGAACAATATCACCCGTAACTTCTACTACGACGTGCAGACAGAGCTAATGGCAGACCCAGAGTCATCGGAGATCCGCAATGCGTGGGCCGCTGAGATATCTTCGGTGATGTTCCAAGGGCTAGACACTTACCGACAGGCGCAGGATCAATACTCAAGCCGAGTCGAGAACGGAGAGATTCAGATGGACGGCAACGAGCTGTTCAAGCAGGGCAAGAGCCTGCAGGCGTTCAGCGACATTCACTCAAAGCTGACGGGCAACAACATTCAGCGAGTGGTGGTGGAGCATAAGACTACCCTAGACGAGGCCGAGGAGTATGCTCGTAAGATGCTCGAGGGCATCCAGGAAGTAGAGATCGTAGACTAGATGAAGTTCACAACGCACCCTATCCTCAAGGCTCCTACGCCTGATGAGATCAAGAAGCTCTGCTTCAACGATGACGGCTCCTCTAAGCCAGAGGGGCTCAAGACCCTCATGGAGCTGCACAGGATGCACGAGGACGCTGTGGCTAATGCTGACGCTGATCCGCTGAACTTCGGTGTGTCGCTAGAGGGCTGGGTGTATGCAGATGAGATGCTTGAGAAGTATGACACGCTGATGATCTTCGGTGGCAATCGTAGCTCAAAGACTGAGTATGGCGCTAGGAGCGTCGTGAAGGCTGCCTTAGAGAATCCCAAGTCTATCATCGTATGTTTCGCGCAGGACGCTGACGCATCTATCAGGACGCAGCAATCGGCCGTCTACCGCTACCTGCCGCCAGAGTTCAAGCAGAAGACCAAGGGTGTGCTGGAGTATTTGAACTACACCGTCAAGAATGGCTTTACTGGACAATCCTTTATTCTACCGAACGGTTCTCAGGTGCTATTCCACACGTATAGCCAGTTCATCGCCAACCGTAGTAAGTTTGAGGGTCTTGAGCTAGGTTCTAAGACCCCAGAATGGCACAACATCGGCCTATGGCCTGACGAGTACCTTGAGGACGGTGATTTGATCCGCACCATGCGATTCCGCCTAGCTACGCGGGATGCTAAGATGATGTTGACGTTTACGCCCATCGACGGCTACACGCCATTCGTAGCTGAGTTTTTAAAGGGAGCAGAGACAAGGAAAACGCGCAAAGCACCATTGCTAGATGACGAAGAAGTTCCAGTGACGCAATATAGCCCAGAGAAGGATGCAGGTATCGTATACTTCCACTCTGAGTTCAATCCGTTCGGCGGATATGAGCGTATCGCAAAGGAACTCAAGCACAGCACACGAGACGAGATCCTAACTCGTGCGTATGGTGTTCCAGTCAAGTCAATGACATCTCTGTTCCCCCTATTCAGCCAGAGTGTCCACGTGCTAGAGCATAAGGACTTCCCCGACCTGTCGGACAAGAAGAAGTACACCTGCTACCAAGTGGTTGACCCCGCTGGTGCGCGTAACTACACTAGCCTATGGGCTGGGGTGACGGGTGTAGGCTCGGACACGGAGATTTACATCCGCAGAGAGTGGCCTGACCGCAAGACCTACGGACCCTGGGCTGAGTTTGGTGATCCACACTGGAAATTCGGACCAGCATCCAAGAAACTAGGCTACGATGTCGTCGGGTACTGCAAATTGTTCTCAGACATCGAAAAAGAGCTAGGAATCGAACCATTTGAGCGTGTCGGTGACTCCCGCTTCTTCGCCAACGAGAATGCAGACAATACTGACCTATTTGACCAGTTTTCAGCCCACGACTTCCATTACGTGCCTTCTATGGGTTCACAGGAGGAGCAGGGGCTGACCGCCATCGACGATTGGTTCTTTTACAACGTAAACCTGCCTATCGACGGCGCAAACAAGCCACGTGTCTACATACACGAGGACTGCGGCAACTTAATCTACGCTATCATCAATTATGGCGCACAAAAGAAGAAGGATGAGGCGCTGAAGGACTTTATTGACTGCCTTCGCTATTTGCGAACAGCAAACTACGGTCACGGGCCAGAACACTACTCAGGCGGCAAGCTAAAGTGCTTAGTCAGCTCAGGAGGATACTAATCATGGACATACACAAAGAGGCGCAGGATAAGTGGCAACTAGCCACCGACCACTGGATCGAGCTAACCCTCGAAAAGTACAAGGGGTATGACCCTGATGACCTAACCCAAGTATTCATGCGTGGCCCATTTGCTGGCTGGAGCGAGCGTATGGTGCTGGAGTTAGCAATGAATATGGATGACGCAAATATAAAAGTACCAAGACATAAAATCAAATAAACTTACACATTATGACAGAATCAGAACACGAAACATGCAAGTCCCTAGCGGAACAGCTAGGTAAACCATACACGGCGATGTCAATTGGCAAGCTACGAGCTGCTGTATGCTCAGAAGAGGACCTACAGGGCAAATACATCCTGCCAACGGGTGTTCTCAAGATCACAGCACAAATCAAGGGTGAGATCGACGTTATCGAGGCAGCAACCCCAGCAATCGTCACGGTTCGCGTCCTGCACCACCAGACAGGCAACCCTCGCTTCGTATTCGCCGAAGACCCAGATACACGCCGTAAGGTCCGTGTGTCAGTGCCTAAGCGCCACAAGGACATCATCAATCACGTCGGCAAGCGACTCAAGGTCAATAAAGTAGATCAAGATGGAACCGCATACTACCGATATCCAGCTATCTAGATCATTCATTGCCGCTAATGCCGATCTGTGGGCAACCATCGACATCATCCGAAACCATCATTGCAATAATATGGCTGCGATGACCGATGACGGCTGGGCTGACGCGCTTGGGTACGATGAAACCCGACTCCGTAAGATCGCAAGTTCAGTAAAATGCAGACGACCGCTTGACAGGGCTGCTATGATCAATTCATGAAATCAGCACAAGGGAATTAACCCGCAGGACTGACTGTGATAAAATTAACGCAATGGCTATAAATAGAAACCAAGACCGAGACGAATCGGATGTATACTTCGATGAGTTCGACTACAACCAGTTTAAGGAAACCTTTGACGAGGATGTGGACAGTCTTGCTGACTTCATTAAACGTTGCAGCGATTCGGCTGACATACGCCACTGTCAATGGGAGGGTAAGAGCAATGACCTCAAGAAGTCTGGCGAGACAGCATTCCCTTTCCAGAACTCATCCGACACGGAAGTTCACCTAGCCGAGTACCACATCTCGTCTCAGATCGCCATTAACGAGAACGCACTGCGTAAATCGTCTATTCGCGCCTATCCTCGCAATGTTCAGGATGTAGCACGTTCAGCGGAGGTCACAGCCTTCATGAAGTGGCTACGTGACGCTGGGATCAAAGACTTCTGGCAGCAAATGGAGAAGTCTGACAACTACGCACAGGAGAAGTCTCTCCGTGTAGCATATTGCGACTACAAGTCCCCCGTCAAACGCTCATACGAGAAGATCTTCGACCTGGAGGAGATTCAGAAGAGTTTCCCAGAGCAAGCAGAGGACTACATCGAGATCCTTGCCGACGAAGACCGCGTAGAGGAAGCACTGGAGGTATTCAACTCAATCCCAGGCTGGGAGATCAACGAGAAGCGCGTAAAGAAGGCACTCCGCGAACTACGCAAGACTGGAACAGCTAAGATCCCAGTAACTATTGAAGATCAGGGCGAGCCAGTGGTGCAAGTCCTAGCGCCAGACGAAGAGTTCTTCGCACCAAGCTATACAACCAATTTCTGCGACGCACCTCGCTGTCACACACGTAAGCCAATGACATCCCAAGAGATCCTCAGTCGCGTAAGCTCTGAGGGCTGGGACAAGGAATGGGCTGACTGGGCAGTAGAGAACGAGCGCGGAACTCTTAGCGCCTTCCGTACAAGCAGCTCGATCCCGAACCCTCGGCAGCCATCTTCAATCGATGAAGACCGCGACCTGATTGATGTTGTCTTTACGTTTGAGCGTTTAATTGACCGAGACGATCTAGCAGAGGGCATTTACCTCACAGTCTGGAGTCCCGAGTTTGGTGATAGCGATGGGCAAGTCCCACCATTCGCCAAGCGCACACTGCTCAGTGGTCTGCGCCAATTACCTTTCATCGTGCAGTCCCGCAGCTACGACGCACGTACCCTATACAGCGCCCCGACAGTTCCTGAGCTGCTGAAGGCAAGCCAGAAGAACCAGAAGGTTCTCCGAGACGCAAACATGGACAACTCAGCTTACGAAGTGAGTCCTTCCTTGCTTGCGCCGCCAACGTGGGATCACGGTCGTCCAGGCCCTGGTGGCGTATATGCCACGCGCACTGGTCAAGCACCGTCATATCTGCAACGTAACACGAACTTCGGCGCTGTGTTTAATTTGGAGAAGGAGATTGTATCGGAAGCAAGTCTATTGATGGGACACGATCCAGCAGATCCACTTTCGGTTCAAATGCAGGTTGCCTCGACTAATCGTCACCTTACCTTCGCTCAAGACGTTCTGAAGCTAGTCTACGAGATGTATAAGCTCAAAGGACCAGAGGAACTGTTCTTCCGCATTACTGGTCGCCCAGAGCCCATTCAGTTCGTTAAAAACGCTGAAGAGACCGAGATGGATGTGTCAGTAAGCTTCAACACCATGTATGACGATCCAGAGAAGATGGAGAAGATGTCACGCACCATCATTCAAGCAGCACAGCTAGATACATCTGGTCGTGTGAACAATGAAGCTGTTGTTGACTTCCTACTTTCGATGGCTGACCCAATGGCTGCTGAGACTATCTTGCTACCCGCTGAAGTTGGCACTGACAAGATCAAGAACGAAACACTTGCTGATATTGCTCAAATGTCCGCTGGTATCGCCCGCGCACCTGCCGC